TTGTTAATCAAGGCTTCGGCAATGTTGCTGTAACGCTTGTCATTCTTCCACGCTGCGACCGTGTGCGGGCTTTCCAGTGTCGCCCAAAACACACCTAAACCATCCTCAATGTTGCGCGCCTCCGGGTCTGGATACACGTCAAGCGTGTTGCCAAGCTCAAAATAAGGGCAGTCGTACCCGTACTCTTGCTCTGTCAGTTGCCCTGAACTGTTGTCGGTTTCTGTCAGGCTTTCGCGCTTGACAAATGGGCCAAATATAAAGCCGGTTCCGTAGGTCGCCAGCGTGTTGACGCCCGCCTTGAGCATCGACTTTAGGCCCATCTTGGAAAACTGCTCGGTCAGAATATCCTCGACCGCATCGGCATATTCGGCCAGCTTTTCATTCGTCGGCGTCGTGTCGAACGGCAGCTTACCCGCGCCAAATAGCGCATCGTTGATCTTTGCCCGTGCTGCGCGTACCTTGTTGCGGGTTGAGCCGATAAACAAGCCCTTGGCTTTCTTGGCTTTAGCCGCGCCCGTGCCCGTGGTGTCGTCGTCGCGGGCAATGCGCATCACGTCCTGATAACACTCCAGCATCTTTAGCTCTTGCGGCTTACGCGCGGATTCCCACGCAATAAGCCGTTCCTCAAGAAGCAAAGCCAGTGCTGAATGTGTTTGTGTGGGTGTTTCGTTCATTGTTTATCAGAAAAAGAAGCCGTCAGCGTCTGCGCCAGCCTGTTCAAAAGCGCGCATCCTGCCAAAGTCCTCGTTTGTCATATCTTCCGCATTCACCGCGATATAGCGCAGGTTGTCGGCGCCGTGGCTCCACTCGTCATGCAATGGCGGGCCGGGTTCGTTTGTTTGCTGGTTGATAGAGCGCCGGTAACGCTTGGCGCACTGCACCAACCTGGCCGCTTTGGTCTTGTCGAAATACATGCGTTGGAACGACATGCGAGTTAGTCGGATGCCGTCTTCAATACTCATGTTCGGGGTGATCTTCACTTCCCACCCCAACGCCTTCATTATTTCCTCTGCGCTCTTGCCGGTCTTGTAATCCTTGTGCCGTCCATCGTGCGGCAGATACACACTACCCCAGTTCATCCGCTTGTCTTTCAACAGTGCAGAGTAGTGATCTAGCGTTTTATGGCTATCTTCAATGTTTTCAATGATGCGTAGTTCTGACGTGTGCTTTTGCACCAAGCTGATGCTCATGGCATCATTCCAGCCCAAATCAAATATGACGTGGACCTTTAGCAGTGGGTCATAGGGTGCATTGGCAATGCGGCCCTCTGCCTCTGCGGTAGCCACTTCATCGTAGTAAATGGCCCCTGCGACCGCAGGCTTGCACTTACCCTCCCATATCCACTCGTAATCCTTCGGGTTCACGAGCTGGCTATGTTTGCGCTCTGATTCGAGTTCTGGCGGGAACCATGGGTTGTCCGAGTAATTGACCTGCACCACAACCGAATCAGGCGGTGGACTCACTGCAAAGCGCTGGTGCGTCTCGTCCGTCTCTAGCTCCGGGTTGTACGTTACCCATATTTCAGAGCCTGGCTTGCGGATCGTGGGGATCAATACATCCCAGGACCGTTTTCGCACTACCTGCCCTTCCTCCACCCATACCCGATCAACACCTTCGTATGATTTGATTGACTCAATCGTGTGTGTCGCAAGACCGGCAAACGTTATCTCTGTGCCGTTTTTGCCGCGTATCTCGTTTTCCAGCACCTGATAAAAGCCACCCAGGCCCAAAACCGTTATCTGGTCGCTCAACAGCTTGTGAACGCTGTCCTTGATCGACTTTTGCACCTCCCGTGTGCAAAGGATGCGCAATGGCGCCGATACGCCTTGTATCAGTAGCGCCCTTGCAAATCCCCAAGACTTACCGCTACCCCTCCCGCCGTGTGCCACTTTGTAACGCTTCGGCTGAAATAGGAATTTCAGCTTGGCGGGGAACTTGGCTTCAACCTCACTCAAAGCTTACCCGGATGCTGTGATTTATCGCGCCGCCGTCTTTTCCCGTTACTTCAGTGCGGTTCAACTTTGGCGCGGCATATTCAGCCAGCTTTGCAAGCATATCCAGCGCCTTGGCGGGGTCTGCCTTTACGTCGCCATGCCCGTCTGCAACCTGCGCCAGCCATAAAGCAACGTTTGAGGCGTTATCACTTAGGAGGCTGGTAACGGTATCCCTGAACTCAACCGTGGCCCTGTTGGGCTTTCCTGCTACCCTGCCGCCGGTTTTGGGTGATCCCTTTGTTCTTCCGGCCATTTCAAACCGCCTCCACTTTAGAAAGCAGGGCACGAAACTCCGCAATCTGACACAAAAAAGAAAAACCAAACCCTGCAACTGCAATGGATTCATCGCTACACATGCGGGCTATCAATCGGGCGCGGCGAGTCAATCTTTTCCGGCCTGCGACTTCGAGCGCTTCATACTCTGTAACTGTAAGGTTGCGCGCTTTAAAAACCTCCAACTCATCCGCCTGCCGTTTCATTGCCCTATCTTTTACGGGCTTGGCAAGTTCTGATATTTCATCTTTTGTGAACATTTGCTTTACGGATCGACAAGCGATAGTCCGTCCTGTGTAATATGCGCCCATCAGACTACCAAATGGCTGAGCGGTGCTGTAGCACTTCCCCTGCTTGCGCATAGTGCAGGCGCTGGAGGTCACGCATCATTTGCCCGTGATGCGCCAGTGCAGGTTACCTGGATGATTCGGGGTTGTAGGGGCGGGCAAGCGAACGGCTGCGAACTAGTCGCTGTTTATGCTTGAGGACGCTGCCCGCTGAACTGTGGCGAACCGAGATGGAATCGAACCACCAACCTTCGGCTTTGGAGGCCGCCGCTCTGCCGATTGAGCTATCGGAACGAAAAAACCCGCCGACATTGCTGTGAGCGGGTTGTATTTGGTGGCTATTCCTTCTACTGCTTTGTTTTTATTGTTGGGTATCCAGTAGCGTGGAACTTATGGCCGGTGCCTTTTCCTATGCGCATTATGCATTAAATGCACAGCATGTCAAGTTTTTTGAGTCATAGGATGACCCCGAGTGCTCCCGATGGTAGTCAGTTGCATCTCTTAGCCAGCCATCAGGATGAATCCAAAGTGGCCTACTACTCACCGAAGTGTCATATTCGTACTGTCCAGCGCTCGTTTCGTGAGCCAAGCGTGTATCGGTCTGCGTTGCTGGTTTTCTTTGGTCGCTATGAAACGCCAAGGCGCCGGGGTCATGTGCGCCACCCCTTCGCTTGTCGGCCACCGGGACATGGTGCACTACTGCGTCAACTGGCGAACAGTACCTGGAAAAACACAAAAGGGTTAGCTCTTGGCTCTACGTGGTGAAGCACGCCCCCCGAAGGAGTAAGAACCGAGAGCTAACCCCTCTTATTTTGTCTTGTGCTTCACCACTTGACAACTGAAGTTTAACACATGCTGGCTATTTGTCCAGCGGTTTCATGCTGCGTTATGCCGCAACGATGTAGTTGACTAGGTTGCGCACACCGAAGCCCTTGTGGCCATCCCGGGTATTCCACCGACCAGTCCCGGGCCAGAAATCAATGTACCCTGTCCGACCTTCAACAATCAGGTGCGCTCCCATGTTATTGGCTGTAAATGGGATGCTGCGCTGAGCGAGGTAGTCAGCACTCTGATCCCGGTTATCAGCACGCTTAGCCTGCCGCTCTTTTTTAATTGCATTGAAATCATCGCCAATTTCGCTCACTTCAATCTCCTTCAATTCCGATTACCGGCCTTCTGGCGGGCATCGTTAGCATGTTTTACAAAATGGTTCTGGCGGGTTGTAAAAAGGGCGTCTTTTCCTTTTGCCCACTTCCGATGAAGCGAAGCGCAAACTTCCCATGCAATTTCCGCTTCAAGCCAGCCGTTTTTGCTCTCAATGGCCTGCTCAATTTCAGCCGCTTGCGTACGCAGCATTGCCGCGATTGTGTCATCTCGTAATTTCAGCATTTGTGCCTCTGTGTACAGGTTTTCGCTCTTGGCGATGTACCCGTATTTTTGAGGCTCTGGCAATGTGAACGTCATATCAATCTCCTTT